GTACACGATCAACCACTGGTTGACGGACACCAACGCTTGGTTCCTCACCACGGACGTGCCCAACGGTCTGAAGCACTTCATCCGTACGCCGATGTCCACATCAATGGACGGGGATTTCGACACTGGGAACGCTCGCTACAAGGCACGTGAGCGTTATTCTTTCGGTGTCAGCGATCCGCTCGGCATCTTTGGTTCCCCTGGAGCCTAATAAAATCGGGCCTTCTGGCCTGATTGAGAGCCCGCTTCGGCGGGCTTTTTCTTTGCCTGTTGACTTTTGATTCTACCCGTGTATCATTACCCGTGTCATAACCAAGGAGTGACATGGACACCACCAACCTACCCAAGACCCGCGCCGAAGCCAAGGCAACCGGGGTCACCCACTACTTCACCGGAGAGCCGTGCAAGCATGGCCACATCGCCCCGCGCAAGACCAAGGGCGCTTGTGTCGAGTGCCTGAAAGTGGAGTGGGAGAAGGGCAACCAGACCCGTGCCGAGTACTTCCGTCAGTACAACCAGTCGGAGGCCGGGCAAAAGGCCAAACGCGAGTACTACGAGCGGAATAAAGACACCGTTATTGCCCGGGCTCAGGCTAGGCCGGATGGGGCAAAGAACGCATACAAACAGAAGTACAAAGAAGCCAACCCTGACATGTACAAGGAGTTGGTGAGCCTACGTCGTAGACGATTTCGGCAGGCTACGCCCAACTGGCTGACCGCCACGCAGCGCATGGAGATTCGGCTCAAGTACCGACTTGCGATTGAACTCAGCCGTGCCACAGGTATTCGTCATGCGGTAGACCACATCATCCCGCTTCAAGGTGAAGAAGTGTGTGGGCTGCATGTGCCCTGGAACTTACAGGTAATCCCCCAAACAGAGAATCTCAAAAAGTCCAACAAACTCGTTGACCTCGACACCACCACGTGATACAACATCGTCAGTCCCAAGATTCCAACCTGCTTGCTGACCGGCTTGGCGGACTGACCTCACAGACAGCAAGCGCAATTTGAGGAATATGCGATGGCTCGCACTACCTTCTCCGGCCCAGTTGCATCGGACAACGGCTTTATTGGCGCTCTCACGGGCAACGTCACGGGCAACGTCACGGGCAACGTCACGGGCAACGTGACCGGCACTACCACCGGCATGCCTGTTCTCACGGCCTACACCACGACCACGCTGCCGACCGTTGTAGTTGGCGGTCTGATTTATGTCTCCAATGCCAACACCAACGCAGGCACGGTTTGCTTTGGTAAGGGCTCTAGTTGGATTGACATCAAGACTGGTCTGGCGGTTGTCGCTTAATAGGAGCGCATCACCATGATGCAAACCGACGTTAAATCGGGTACAGCCGCTGCCGCTGCGAGTACGGAAGTCACGACTTTCCGCACCCGTATCAAGGCGCTTGCGCTGACCTACACATCTGCCGCCGGGAACATCTCGATTACGGACGGCAACGGTGGGGCTACGCTGTTCTCGTTTACACCTGCTGCTGCCGCAGGATCGCTGTACATGCTATTCCCTGGCGAGGGCATCCTTGCCCAGACCGGCGTCTATGTGACCAACGGCACCGGCACCGCTGCAACGGTGTTCTATGGCTAAGTCACCGGCATGGCAACGAGCGGAAGGGAAGAACCCCAAGGGCGGCTTGAACGCCAAGGGGCGAGCCTCCTACAACGCCGCGAATCCAGGGAAACCGGGTCTGAAGGCTCCTCAACCGGAGGGCGGTCCACGCCGCGACTCTTTTTGCGCCCGTATGAAAGGGATGAAAAAGAAGTTGACGAGCGCAAAAACCGCAAGCGATCCGAATTCGAGGATTAACAAATCCTTGAGGGCGTGGAACTGTTGACATGCCAAGCACAAGCGGTAAACAGCACAGGTTCATGGCTGCGGTGGCCAACAATCCATCGTTTGCCAAGAGGGCAGGCGTACCCCAATCCGTTGGGGAAGAGTTCATCAAGGCCGACAAAGGCCGCAAATTTGCCGGAGGTGGCGACATGAAAGAGTCCAAGAAGATGATCGGTAAGGAGTTGGCCTTCATGAAGAAGAAGGGCGCTCCCAAGTCCATGATCAAGCATGAGATGGCTGAAGCCAAGGGCATGAAGAAGATGGCCGCAGGCGGTCTGGCCGCTGGCCACAAGGCTGCTGATGGCATCGCCAAGAAGGGCAAGACCCGTGGCATGGAAGTCAAGATGGCCAAGGGCGGCAAGGCTATGGGCGGGAAGTGCTGATCATGGCTGAAGCAGGAGCAGGACGGGGACTGACTGTTCCCCCAACCGCCGCTGAGATGAAGCGGATCCAAGAGCGCGAAGACCGCAACGTCTTCACCGAAGAGAAGATTGGTAAGGTCAAGACGCCCAAGGGTGAGAAATTGCCCCGCGACTTGATGCCCGGTGATCTTCCTTCTCCGAAGAAGATGGCGGCTGGTGGCTATACCCGTGCGGCAGATGGTTGCTGCAAGAAGGGCAAGACTCGTGGAAAGATGGTGTGATCATGGCAACCAATCCGTATCAAGGTGATGATGTTGATCCGTTCTCCGCAATGCGCGACGAGGAGGGCAACATCAAGAAAATGAGCGACGAGGATGTCGAAGAGACGCCTCGTAGTACTCCTTCTCGCATGTATCGGCCGGATGAAACCCCGGCTGCTCCTGCTGCGCCGACTTCCTTCAAAGATGCTTTTGCTGCTGCTCGCCGCGCAGGCGGTAAGACGTTTGAATGGCAGGGCAAAAAGTACACGACGGAAATGGCTGGCGACAAGAAGGCTGCTCCAGCCTCCGCACCCGCCCCCGCCGCTCCTGCTGCTCCAAAAGCCAAACAGAGCATTTACGACACGAGTCGTGATCCCTTGGTTCGTCGATTCAAAGAATCAATGGCCGAGCGTGAGGCGGACAAACAACGCAGCAAAGAAGCACGAGCCGAAGTTGAGCGTCTGAGCAAACGGAGCACTCCTGTTTCGCGTGATCGGGATCCGTATCGTGGACGTACCGCCGAACAGCGCATGAAAGATTTGCGCGGTTATGCTGGAGGCGGCAAGGTGACTGCGTCTTCGCGTGCTGACGGCTGCGCTAAGCGCGGCAAGACCAAAGGGAAGTTGTACTGACATGCGTGCTTCTCGTGGAATGGGTTGTATCAACCCCGCAAAGATGCCCAAGGGCACGGTTAAACAGCGCCGTGACAACACGGATTTCACGGAGTACGCCGAGGGTGGAGAAGCCAAGTCCAAGGTAAACGCGGCAGGCAACTACACCAAGCCTGGGATGCGCAAGTCGCTCTTTGAGAAGATCAAAGGGCAGGCTGTTCAGGGTACTGCGGCAGGGCAGTGGAGCGCGAGAAAAGCGCAGTTGCTTGCCAAACAGTACAAGAGTAAAGGCGGTGGCTATCGTGACTGAAAAGACAAAAGCGCGGCAAACGGCCGAACGTATGGAGTCGGAGCGTATGGCTCCGATGACTACTCGCAATCGCGCAATGCGTGGTGCTGTGACTGGCCCCAATATGCTCGAAGGGCCGTCTGAAATCTATGACGCTGTGCGCTCGGCTGTGTCCCCGAGAAAAGGCCGTTCTGAAGAGGAAATGGGCGAACTGACTCGTGAAGTTGGTCGCGCACAAGAAGCCCGTAAGGGCAAGATTGACCCAACTATGTCGGACGAAGCGCGTAAGGCTTTGGCCCAAGCGGGTTACGCAAAGGGCGGCACCGCCTCCTCCCGTGCTGATGGTTGCGCCAAGCGCGGCAAAACTCGTGGGATGATGGTGTGAAAAAGCCTCAGCAGTCGCTGAAGAACTGGACTGACCAGAAATGGAGAACAAAAAGTGGTAAACGATCTTCTGACACGGGTGAAAGGTATCTTCCAGAGGCTGCGATCAAAAGTCTTTCCCCCCAAGAGTACGCAGCAACAACCCGAGCAAAACGAGCAGGCAAAGCCTCCGGCAAGCAGTTCGTAGCCCAACCCAAGGCCGTAGCCAAGAAAACTGCAAGGTTCCGCTAAATGGCAACTTCAGGCACCGCTGTATTCAACCTTGATCTCTCTGAGGTCGTGGAAGAAGCCTTTGAGCGTTGTGGCTCAGAACTTCGCACGGGCTACGATCTTCGGACTGCCCGGCGCAGTCTGAACCTGCTCTTTGCCGACTGGGCAAACCGTGGCATCAACATGTGGACGATGGAGCAGGGGACGATCACCCTGACCTACAACCAGATGACCTATGCCCTGCCCAACGATACGGTGGACTTGCTTGAGCATCAAATTCGGACGCAGGCCAACAGCAGCAGCAATCAGGCTGATTTAAACATCACCCGGATTAGCATCAGCACTTACGCGACGATCCCGAACAAGTTGACCACCTCGCGCCCAATCCAGATTCTGGTGCAGCGCAACAACGGCATGATCTCCCCGATTGGGGCAACGCTGTCTTCTACGATCAACTCTACGGACACAACCATCACGCTCTCAACGGCGGCAGGGTTACCGGCTCAGGGTTTCATCAAGATTGA